TTACAGGCGAGATTACGCCAGTCGCTTGTTTTTGCTTTAGATCATCTGAGACTCTTAATCAGCGGGTCCACGGTTCGAGCCCGTGATCACCCACCAAAATCAAGCACTTAGCACCATTCCCACCAAAGCCATTTTACAGAAAACCAATCTTTTACGAATTCGTTCGCATTTCATTCACTCTCACCCATGCTTGCTGAGCCATCGTTCAAGCAGAGCATCAGGGTAAGAGCAGCCTCGCTTCCTGTCCTGCGCAAAACTGAAATTCTCACCGTGCGTGCAGATTTGCATGTTCGATCGGCGATTGTTCAGGCCGTCCCCATCGATGTGGTCAACAACCAGATCCGGCGGAGGCTGCATCAGTACGCGGTGCAGAAACTTAAAGCCGCCCTTAGAGTTGACCGCATAAAAGAGGCCGGCAGTCTTTTTGACTGTCCACTTCAGATGCTTGATCGCGTCCCAATCCTCCGCGTCAACAACCGCCCACCGCTCCCCGTACTTTCTGGTGCCGAGTTGAAACCTGACGATCTCGTCGTCTGTGAAGGCGACACCGTATTTCCAAGCTATTTCTCTCACTTTCAGTCCTTTTTTGTTCCGCGACCGATAGCGTCAATTACCTCCTGTCCGGCGAGGTAGTGCTTGCGGATTATTGATTCGGCGTCTGCGCTCGAGTGGCCGGAAATCTCCGAAATGAGCTTGATCTTCTCGTCGTGCGATCTGTCAAGATTAGCATAGGCGTATGTAATCGCTGTTCCGCGCAAGTCGTGGAAGGTGACACCCTTTACCCCGATCCTCGTCATCTCCTTGCGCCATGAGGCTCGGAACCCGCTTGACGTCCAGTTCTGGCCGAACGAATTCACAAGCACTCTCTGGCGCCCTCCCTCCTTCGCCTCTCTCAGCAACGGCAGAATATCAGGCGCGGCGACGACACGCACCCGCGCGCCAGTCTTCCCCTGCTTGATCGACACGCGCTCGCCGTCAAAGGCCAGCGTCGGCATGGTGAGGATATCCGCCTGCCTCTGCATCGTCCAAAGGGCGATCCGCGCCACCTTTTGAATATGGGGTGCGGCCTTGGTCAACAGCGCTTCCAACTGCTCATCCGACCAGATGATATCGCGCCGTGTTCCCTCGTGCAGCCGAGTTACCTCCTCGAGCGGATTGCGCAGGATGATTTCGTTTCCCTTCGCCCAAGAGAACACGCGCGCCAATAGCGCAATGTGCATGTCTGCGGTCCTCGGGGAATCCTTCATCGTGTCGCGCCAGTTCAGGAACAGGAGGCGGCTGCCGCGGGCCTCGATAGCCTTGATCGGGAATGTCTCGAATTTCAGACGGATCGTGGCGAACTGGCGCTCATAGTCGCGTCTGGTCGACGGCGCGAGCTTCAAATATTCTGCGGTCTTCCGGAAATCATCGATCAGGGATCCGATCGTGCCGGTCTGGGCGTCCTTTTCCCGGCCGCGCGTCAGGCGCACGAATTCCTGGGTGAACGCCTTCGTTCCTGGCTTGGCCTTGATCTGCGGAGCTCCCTTGCCGCGCCAGGCATAGTAGTAGGTTTTTACGGTGCCATCGGCCAACTTGACGTTGACCTTATGCACGCCCACCAGTTTTCCCTCCATCAAGCCACCTCTGCAACGCCGCTTCCGGGCTGTTGTCTTCTTCTTGCTTCACGGCAAACCGACGAGGCGCGAATTCTATCTCGCCTGTTGGATGCATAATAACCCGAACATCGTGCATTGCTGCAGCTGCCGCAGCATCCGCTATTTCCGACTTGGTGTATGTGCGGGCTCGGCTCATTCCATCGCCTCCCTCTCGGTCTCTGGAGCGGCGGGGAGGGGGCGTCTGATTGCGGAGGCTATGCTTGCCGCCTCGGACGCAGCGCTTTCGAAAACGGCCAAGTCGTGATCGCTACGCCTCTTGTGGAGCTTCGACCGGCATTGTGAGGCGTGGTCGTCTGCGATCCCCGCGCACCTCTCCCGTTCCCCGGCAATCGCCGTCCCGACCAACAGCAGCAGTTCGGGCCATGTCACCGGCCTATTATTTCCGGCAATCTCCTCTGCTCTGGCCCGGATGTCGGGGGAGAGGTCGAGATACGCGGCGGTGATGGGGGAGGCGGTCATGGCTTTGCCTTTCTCCGAATGTGCTGCGCCGTCCGGATCACGTCTACCAGATGGTGGTTGATGTAGCTCGGGAAGGTGAAGCCGACAGCCGCGATGCGGTCTAAGACGCACTCAGCCCACCCGGTCTCGTCGGTGATGAGCAGCTTCGCCGTCTCCTCCAGGCTCATTGGCAAGGCTTCGAGGCGCTTCTCGTATCCCTTCATGTTCTGGTACGGTCGCCACACTTGCTCCAAGGCGAACTTCTCTAGGTCGGTGATCCGCTTCATCTTGCCTCCTGCGCACACCGCGCCAAATATTCCGTATGGCTCGAAAAGTCGAAAAAGGTTCCCGCGTTCTTCTTGCAGGCACCGTCACGCGAATAGGCGAGGACGGCATGATCTCCGTCAGGCTTCGCGGTATTGCCACGCCGGTCACGCTTTATGTCGATGACATCGAGGAAGTTGGACCGGCAGAGAAGGATAAGCCGCAGAGACGGCCGAGAAACTTCTATGACAACCCGGAGAGGGAGGAGTGAGGTCATGGGGCCACCTTGAATAGGTGCCTCGGCTCAAACCCATCCGTCACGTATCCGTCGTGCAGAAGCGTGATGTCGGGCTTGAACTGGCCGTGTTCGCGGCGAAGCTCGATCCCGATAATAACGGCCTCGGTTCGCTCCCAATCTGGATAATCGATACGCACCTTGTCGCCGATGCGGAAGCGGTTGAGATCGGGTATCTCGATCAGATAATGCCTTTGGTCTAGCGTCTTCATCGCCCTTCCTCCTCGGCGCGCTGGCGGATGGCGGCGGCGAGAAGAAGACACGTTTCCGCGCTGATCTCCTTCTTGGTGGAGTTCAGCCACCACTCGATGTCCTTCATGAAGTGGAATTCTTCCGCAATCGCCGCCGCTTCCTCGAAAGCCTTGCGGCGTGCCTCTTCCAGTTCTCGGCGGAGGCGGGTGATCTCGGAGGCTGCCTCCTCTGCCGTCTTCCACGACGTTTCGTCATAGTCGCAAGAGCAGACGTATTCACGGCCTTGGCAGCCGCGCTCATGGTCTCCACGGCTGATGTTCCGCAACCGCTCTACCAAGTCCTTCCGGTCTTCTTTATTCATTTATGGGCTCCTGGGTGAGGGCGGCGCGGCGGGCGATTTCAGCGTTCATCTTGGCCGCCGCAGTATCTTCCGTTGCTTCGTCAACCGTGAACTCGTCGTCGCTGTCCGCATCATCAGCGGCCGGCAGGAACCCGTACCAGCGAGTTTCCACGACGCCGCCGCGAGAATAAGCAAACACCTCTCCAGGCCGAACGTCGCAATTTTCAGCGATCTCCCACGGTCCATCGCTGCACATCTCGGACGATGTGTCGTCTGCCGGCCAGTGCCATTGACACGACGCAATGATCTTTTTCAGTTTTGCATTCTCGGCCCGCAGCTGTTCCACCTCTACCGCCTCCGGCTTATCGAGAAGGCAGGAGCGGAGACGAGCCGCAGCCGGAGCGACATGGCCAATAAACTCCCGCTCGTCGTCTATGTCATCGATCCTGGCTTCGAAGTCTGAAAGCTGCGCCAAGAGTTCCAACGCGGCGGCCTGTAGGCGCTCGATCTCTTCCGCCGCACCCAGCATAAGGTTGAACGGCTTAGCGCGATCTCTGCTGTCGTTGGCCCGTTCCCTCAATCTCTCGACAATCCCGCTCACGTGTCAGCCCTCGTTCTGTCGAAGCCGCGGCTTCTGATCTTCGCTTTCGACTGAGGCCATGCCCCAAGGTGCTTGGCCCTGATCCTGTCTGCTTTGCGGATTGCGTCTATGTCGTCAGCCGTCTTTTCCTTGTGGCAGGACTTGTGCGCCGGCTTCACGTTGTCGTCGGAGTCGTCGCGAGTGAGTTCCCACGGAACTAGGTGCTCTAGGTCCCACGCATCGCCGACCTTGATCTTCTCGCCGCACAGATGGCATTTGCCGCCGTGGAGGTCGAAGAGGCGCACGCGCTCTGTTCTGGAGAAGGACTTGCGAGCCATCACGCGCGCCTCAACTTCCGGATCAGCCTTGCAAGGACCGTCTCGCGCTCGGAGTCGGCCAGCATGCGTGACCGGCGATCCGATGCGGCGTCTAGCTCAGACCGAAGCTGCTCGGTCTTCTCTGCTCTGCGCTCAAGGTATAGGAGCGTCGAGGGACGGGCGTTCGGGTAGCGCTTGAGATGTTCGTGGACGTTCATGCGGCCAATCCTCCGTTCATGATCTCTTCGGGCGTCACTGAATAATTCTCGGCGATCCACTTAATGGCGCGATCGAGGAAGCCGCCGAACTCTTCTTCGGTCATGCGGTCGAAGGCGATGGAACCAGGAACAAGGACCGTCATGCCGTTCTTGAGGCGGACGGGCGTTGCGTAGCCCAAATCTAATTTGATCACAGAGTGAAGTGCCTCGGCGTTCGGTGAGCAGTCGGTCGCGGCAACCAGCTTCCCGAGCATCTGCCAGTAGAAGCGCAGACGAGACGGGGAGCGCCCGGTATGCAGCGTGACCTTAATCCGGTCTCCTGCGTTGAACCGCGCGATAGCCTCGCGGTCCATCTCCATTTCGCCTGCTAGCTTGTCGCCTTGGCGCTGGACGTAGATTGGAGCGGCTTCTGTGGATTTCGCCATGACTAGCCCCTAGAACTCCAAGTCGTCGTTAAGTTCTTCACGGAGGCTGGGACGATCCCCTTGGCGCTCGCCGTTGGGGCCATCCAGCATTGTTAGCGTGGCGTTGAATCCCTGCAGAACGACTTCCGTCGAATAGCGGTCGGCCCCTTTTTGGTCCTGCCACTTACGAGTTTGAAGCTGGCCCTCGATATAGACCTTCGCTCCCTTCTTGACGTGTTGCTCCACGACCTTGCAGAGGCCCTCAGAGAACACCACGACCGTGTGCCATTCCGTCTTTTCCTTGCGCTCACCGCTGTTGCGGTCGCGCCATGTTTCGGAGGTGGCGATGCGAAGGTTGGCAATGGGGGCTCCTACCTGGGTCCGCCTGATTTCAGGATCGGCGCCGACATTGCCAACGAGGATTACTTTGTTAACTGAACCGGACATGTTCTTTCCTTACGCGTTCATGGGATGGCGCATTGCCTTGGCGTCGGTCACGCGCTCGTTGACGACAGAGGAGCCGGGGAATGTGTCTTCGATCGCCGAGACTGCATCGTTGGCGAACTTCGCCTTCAGTTCATCCTTCTTGGCGATGAACCGCTGCTTGCTCTGCTCATCCATGCCGTTGATGACCTTCACGTTGTCTTTCCAGAAGGAGAGCAGCGCGCGCTCCGATCTAAGGGCCACGATTTCAGCCCAAAGGCTGTCAATTGCGGCCTTGTGCTTATCGACATAGTCCGGCTCTGGCGGCAGATTACGAACGAAATTCCAGGGGTCTCCTGTCCATTTCTTCCACTGCTTTTTGCCGTTGTATTCTGAGCACTCGCACGGAACCCACGGGGACGCGATGTGATACAGGTAGCGGCCAATGCCCCACTTGACGGCAGCTCGCTTAAGGGCGTCGGAAATAGCGCCCTTCTCGGCTTCAACGTCGCTGTCGCCAGCTCCATCGGCCTTTGTGATCCATTCTCCGTTTACGCGGATCGACAGGTAGCAAACCGTTCTACTGCCATGGAATTCGTAGCGGTCGGACCAGCTCTCCGGGCCGCAGACCTCATCTAACCTGTCCATGACATCACGAGCATCGATGTAGGCGAGGGCGAGGGCCTTTGTGCCGTCCTTGGTTACGGACTGAGCGCGCCAGCTAATTGCCTCACGCGGAAATTCTGCTGCCAACCGATCGAACATCACAACACCTTTTCCTCGATGACGTTGAAGCCACGAATTGAGCGTTTGCCGGCGCGCACAGCCTTGTCAGCGAGAGACTGTACGAATTCCATAAGGTCGCCGTTGTGCTCGACCCAAACCCAGGCGGCTGCTTCCTTGTTGTCGACCATGACCGCTCGGTGAACGGTACGAAGCGCGGTAGTGCGTCCTTCGCCCTTGGCGTGAGCCTTGGCGTTCTCAGCCTTGCGAGCTGCAGCGTCGGCAGCTTTGGCTTCCTGAACGAGGCGTTCCGCTTCTTCCCGGCTTTGGAGATTGGCCGCGTCACGCTGGCGCATTGCCTCCATAGCCTCTTGCTGGAGGCGCATGGCTTCCTCTCGCGCCTTCCTCGCCTCTTCCTCTTGCTTCCTTGCAAGGGCGATCAGATACGGCTTCAGCGCGGCCTTGACGGTCTCGTCGGCCGCGTCGGCCTTCGTGATGATCGGCTTATAGCGAGCCTGGACCTCTGCCTTTCCGTCATCGAACGGTTTGGCCTCAGCCTTCCGGTTCTTCTCGGCTTCTTTCGCTGCATCCTTGATGCGGGCTTGGAGGGTGTTCAGCGCGTCGGCCTGGGCCTGCGTGCTGACGGGGTCGCCATCCAGCCATTGGCGGGCTTCTTCGTACAGATCTTCGATAGCCTGTTTCGAGAGTTCAAACGGTGTCGGCTCTGGCGGATTGTTCCCGCCGATAACGGCCCTATCGTTCATGTTATGCAGCCTCCTGGTGTTTTTCTGCGCGTTCGCATTCGATGCGCCACTCTTCCCGGGCGCAGAGGATTTCGTACCAGTCGGCGTCTTCGTCGCGCCGGTCGGCCATCTTGTTATTACCCTCGGCTCGGTATTCGTCCGCCATCTGACGGGCGTGCTTTGCGTGGGCTCTGAGTGCTTCTGGTGTCGGGTAGCTCATCTTGCGACAGCCCTATCCAATGCGATCAAAATTGCCTTCTTGGCGTTTAGGTAAATCGCCTCCGTCAAAACCTTGTCCTCTTCGGGGTCTCCTCGGAGCAACGCTCTGTTCTGCGTGGCTGTCGCGACAGCATCGACCAACCAATCAGCGCGGTCGCATGCAATATGTTCGTTGGTGTTCATCTACTTCGCTCCTGCGAAGGCAAGTTCAGCGGTTCTGGTGCGGAGAAAGGCAATCATGACCGGCCCTCGGCTTTGGCGATGGCGGCACGCAGCTTTGCAACAGCCTTGCTCACTTTTCGTGAGCCCGTGGGGTTAATGACGCCAACCGCGTCAAGCTCTTTCAGGGCCTCAAGTAGGTCGGGTGCGGCGGCGAAAACATAAGGTCCGTAATTACCGAAATGCCCAGAGACGCAGAAATACCGGTCTTCGAAATGGCGTCCCTCGGACATGCCCTCAATCCAGAAATGTCGAGGGTCATCGGTATCTGCTAGGCGGACAGTCAACGGCTCCGCCTCTTTCACCGGGAAAAGATCAACCTTACTCATGCCGCGTCCTCCAGACTGCGAGTGCGGGACAGGGCTCGTCGCGCGAAGAAGTCGTGCTCTGCCGTCGCCTTCAGCGCTTCATCGAGTTCGTCAGTCGCGTCCAGGAAAGAGTCCATGCTGGTTGCGAGGTTGCAGCGCTTGTCTTCTATCCATCCGCGGATACGCGCCTTCTGCATGCGCAGCTCGTTCCGGAGGCGTTCAATTGCTTCTGCTTCGGTCATTTCTATTCCTCCCGGGATGCACTGAGGGCGGCTTCGATTATGTCGCGACTGACGCCGTGTAATCCGCTCCCTTCGGCAAGGCGCTTGTTCAGGACGCGTGCCGCCGCGTCGATCATCGTCTCCGTGACTTCAATCTCTCCCCGACTCCGTTCGGAGCCCTTATCGGCGACGGCTGCAGGGTGATCGTGCTCGGTTGGCTGTATCTCCGCCAGCTTATAGCGGGCCTGCTGCGGGTGCTTAGGCCAGCGCCCGAACGTCACAACCGGAACTCCGGACGTGCTTTCGCAATACCAGATCCATTCGGGACGGTTCTCGACCATTGATGGCTTTTCGTAGCGTCCAAGGTCTGCCTTGAGGGTTTCGTTCTCAGCGCGCATTAGAGGCTCGCTCCTTCGATAACGGGACCGAACTGCTGGCGAGCGTTGTAGGTGCCGTGGTCATGCTGGGAGTAGCCGGCGCTGGGGCGGCCTTCGAATTCGCGTTCTAGTAGCTGCTTGATGAATGCGCTGTCGATCACGTCGCACGCGTCGACAGCTTTGTTCTGGATGCTGTCGTTCTCGGCGCCGCAGTGGAAAGCGTACGTCTGGAGTTCCGAATAGACGGACTGGAGAAACGCCTTCATCACAGCGATGTCGGTCGACAAGGGCGAGAACCGGACCTCATCCGGGAGGGCGTCAACCGCTTCGTGCATGCGGGCTTTGATGCTTCGAATTGACATGTCAGCCTCCGTTAGGCGTTCTTAATCTGCTCTGCGGCGATCTGGCGGGCGTAGCGAGCGCGTTGGCGCGTCGAGCTGTGCGGGTAGGTCTTGCCGGTACGGGCGGAACGCTGACGAAGCATGTAGTTCGGCTTGTTGTCGGCGCCTGTGCTGTATTTCCGCATCTCTCATTCCTCCGTTTGAGTGAGGCAACCAGATCTGCCTGTTTCTGGTCTGCCGTGGTTCTTGTGAAATCCGAATTTGGCTTCTGCAGCCTTCCGGGCCATGGCCGCTTCGATAAGCGTCGAGTAGCTCCCGAGAGCAAAATCCCTGCCTTTGTCGGCTATTTGCGCACGCCAAGGCTTATTGGGGTTGTTGCTCCGATAGACGCCGGTAACCCCGGAAGTGTTGTCTTTCCTGCGCCGCGTATTCCTATTGTTGTCCGCGACGGAAGCCTCTCGGAGATTGAAAAGTCGGTTGTCAGCCCGATCACCGTTAAGGTGGTCTATCACCTCGGGGTGGGTGCCGTAGGTCAGGATCCAGATGATGCGATGAACCCTGTGCCTCTTCCCACCAATCATGACGGCCAGATATCCTTCTTCGTTCTTCCAGCCCGCCCGGCGCAATGACCCGTCACGCTTCAGCCAAAACAGGCCACCCGTCTCCGGATCGTACTTGAAGTGCTTCTTCAGATTTTCCTGCGTCAGTCTCATGGGGGCGTCTTCGTGGTTGCTTTCGATGAAATGTAAGTTGCCATACAGCCAACAAAAGAGCAAGGGGTGGCGCGGAAGAAAATAAAAAAAAGTTGCTCTCTTGCCAACCGGGTTGGCGCCGTGGTATTCATCGCTGCAGATGATTGGGCGACCGGGTGCAATTCCCGAGCTGGTGAAGCCCGAGGCGCGGGAAGCGAAAGTCCTGCTGTGCTGCCAGAAAATGAGGACGGATCAGCCGGAAGGCGTCCTGCCATAAGCGACCGACCGACCGACGGTTCAGAAGCTAGGCAAATGCTTCCCCTGCCTCTTGGACTTTGGTCCTAGGGGTAGGGGGAAGCTTTGCCTTCTCTCCCTCCCTCTCTCAAGTTCAGAACCTTTAATGATAAGACTGTAGTAACACTAGATAGCCTCTGTAACGAAAAGTGATCAGAAAACGGACGCGCCGCGAATGTGCCATATTTGGGCGTATGCGGGCGTTTCGCGTGCGTCTTATTAACCGAGTTTCCGTAAAACCCCTAAAAACATAGTGGAAAATTGGTCTGCCCCTTCACAATCCGTTCACCATCGGTTGCGCGGCTCGACAGAAATTCGCGGTAGGTTGCGTAAAGTATTACAGTTTTGTGGCAGCCCACAGAAAAACTCGACCAAAAATTTTCCTAGTCCGAAAGGGTTATCTCTGTTTAGGTTGCATTAGCACCTACAGTATTGGTGGCCGGGTGCGCTGGGAGAAAACTTGAATTGCGTAGACGTGAGTTCTTTTCGTTCGCGGCTGTTGGAGCCGCCGTTGCTCCACAAATTTCAGTAGCAAAGCAACACAGTGACCTGGGATCCCTACTCGGGGATCTCGAAGACGCCATCAAAGGCGAAATGCCAGGCGTCAGCAGAATTGAAATCCGCTGTCGGCCGGAAGACCCGAAAATGCCTCTGATGATTTTTGCTTATCGCGATTAGCCGTCCGTGCCTGTCCTGAGCATCGCCTCAACGACAACGAAGATGTCGCGGCGGCGCTCTGGCGGGGCGGATCTTAGTAGGTCGTCTATGCTCGGCTGTTCTGGATCATGGAACAGTTTCCCGGGGTCTTCTCCAAAGCCAAGAGCTTCAGCCAGGGCGGCCTGAACGCTCATGGTCATGTCGCGCTTCCCGCTCTCCCAGCGACTGATCTGGTCCTTGCCGGTCTGTTTGCCGTCTTCCCCTACAGGAAGGAGATCGGCTAGCTGTTGCTGGGTTAAACCCCTCGCAACGCGCCATTCCCGCAAAAAGTGCCTGAACGGTTTCTTTGGGCCAATTCTAGTTACCATGGCGGAAGTTTAGTTGCCTTCTCGTCAACTGTAGACGGCCACGTTGCCAACATTTTTTTGCGAGACCCCTTGCAAATGAGTTGGCTATGTGGCAACAATAGAAACATGGAAAACGAACACGCACTCACACTCTGGCGGAAAAGCCATAAACCGAAAGCGGTCACCCAGGCGGCACTTGGGAAGGCTCTTGGAATTTCTCGCTGGTATGTAAACCGGCTTGAGACTGGGAACAGGACGCCTTCGTTTGATCTGGCAATGAAGATAGAGCGCGTAACAGGCGGCGAGGTTAAGGCTAGGGACTTTGCTAAAAGCGAGGAGGCGGAGCAATGACATCACCAGTGCTCCATCTTCCCCAGGTCGCGGCAGAGCTTCTTGGCAACCTCGGTCACCATTCTAATGCGGACCGAAACGACGGCCTTAGTTTGACCGTCTCCGTTGACGGATTGAGCGGCGAAGGACAGGCGCACGATGTCGTGTTCGTCAACTTCAAGCTCTGTGACCAGATCGACGTAAAAAGCGGGCGCTCCCTCATCGAAGATGAAAACGGGATTGCTCGGAGTTCCAGATTTCCCGACGACGGGCATGATCAAGGTTCCTCTAAAGCAGCATCAATGAAATCCAACGGGTTCCGGTTCCTACCGGCCCAAGAATGGAGGGTAGTTCCATGCTGAGCTTCACATTTCGTCTTCTGCCATCGTTTCGCTGGGAGGTTCTGCGCGGCGAAATGGTTATGGCCGTCTTTGGAACCCGCGCCGAGGCTTTGGCCTACTGCGATCGGAAGAACTCGGGGTCGATGCAATGAATTCGCTCAATCTCAGAAAGAATGAGGGCATCGCTATGGGATGGAATTTCGATATCTCCGCAGCCCATCGCGGCCGGACCATCACAGTCCTGGAAACCGACAAAGACGGGAAGCTCCGCGAGCGCCAGGAATTCCGCCACGATCACGTCATCCTCGCCAGCAAGTGCGGCAAGGTTTCCCGTTCCTACTGGATACCGGACGAACAGCGCTGGTGCATGTTCAGCAAGAACGAGCAGCCCAAGGCTTGGCAGCCGTGGCCAGAGTGGCCAGAGGACGCCGTTGCAACGCTCCACGCTGAATCCAGTGAATTCACCCGCCTGATGGAGGCGCAAAATGTCTGAGCAAATCATTCTCTACCTCACTGCATTTCTTGGCTGGTCATTCCTGGTTCTCGTAAACGGCATGTTCTTCGGCTGCGGCGTCTATGCGTTCTGCTGCGAGGTCGGGAACCAAGCCGGTTGGAAGCCGCGAAACTACGACAAGTCTCAGGCCGAAGCCGACGAGCTTTGGGCGGCCACTAAGGCGAGGTCTCGCTAATGACGGGGAAATATAAAGTTGTCTGGCTTTTCGTTGTCGCATGGTCGGGAGCGTTCGCCGCGTCTGAATTGAGCGATGCTGGATTTTGGCCGCTGGCGCTCCTGATAGCGATTTTGTGCCCTATAGCACACAACGCTCTTTACTACCGAGATTGATCGCCGCGACCTCCTCCCCCTCGGGTGTGGCGATCAACGCGGACGGCTCGGCTCCTCCCCTTGAGCCGTCCGCACCTTAATTCTCGGGAGCTTCACCTGCAGGCGCATCACTACAGCCTGGGAAGCTTCACCGAGCGAAATGAACGGAACCGCGGCGTCTTCCTGGTTGGCGCCTGAAACGCCCGCCGGTTCCTCAGTGTGAAGTGTGTACGTCCTGTGCATGTGCATCTCCTTCAACAAGGAGACAATCGCACAGGAGACTCACAAGGTGCTGGAAATCAGAGACACGCGCTTGTCGAAGTGTGACAAGCCGAAAAGGAAGAAGGCAATGTCTGATGTCGCGTACGCCCAAGGCCTTTTCCGGGAAGCATTCCCGGAGCGCCGCTATGGCAGCGTCAAGAGCCTGTTGCTTGAGGCTCAACGTTTCATCTCCCGGCATGTACAGAAAGATTTCACCCATCGTCGTGCGCGTTCGATCTGGGAAGGATCAGCACGACGTATCGACAGCGAAGAGATGGATGCGCTGCGTGTGGCCGTCCTTGAGGAGAGCAAGCGTGAACAAAGAGAACTCCGTGCCCGTCTGGCTGCTCTGGATGCGAAGCTTGCCGATGCCGATGCGCATCTGGCTCGCACGTCGCTGGCAGCGGATCGCCGGCAAGCGTCTCGACTGGGCTGAATATATCGCGCCTGAACTTAAGGATGAGGATAGCGCTGATGGCTAGCAAAAGGAAAAAGCTTCACAGGAACGTCCAGGTTGCTTTCTCGCGCATCTATCAGAGTGGCGGCTACATTTGCCGCCAGTCGAGTGACGCGGAGGAGGCGATGAGAGGAGGGTGTTTTATCTATTTCGCAAGGGACAACAATGCCCCGATCTCCCCGGCCGCGGCGAAATTCATCATCGAGAACGGCCTCGCTGAGCCCGTCTCAGACGGACTTTTTGCTGACACATCCCAGTCTTTCAGAGCCGTCAGCCCGTCCGAGTTCCACAGTTTCAAAGAACGATATGAAACGATGTGATTGCGGCTCTGGTGAGTGGGCGATCTTCGGCTTCGGCGTGTGTTTACGTGAAGGGCGGCTAGGCGAATGGAAGTGCAAGAAGTGCAGGTGAGCCCACCGGAGTTCACTTCGTATGCTGACATGGCGGCAGAGGCCGACAAGTACGTCCACGAACTCGAAACGTGGATGGAGGATCACGGCCCAAGTTCCAAGAGGCCTTGGCCCGACCACAACATTGCCAATAAACGCCGCCGTCTCGCCTGGGTTTTGAAGGCACTCGAGATATTCCAGCGCGGCGCCGAAAGAGAGGCGGGGGCCGTATGACCACTGCTGAAATCTTCCTCCCATGGCCCGATCGCAAGCTCAGCCCGAACGCTCGCGTTCATTGGGCAGCCCTCGCCAGCGCGAAGAAGAAAGCAAAGCGGGATGCTCGTTACGCCACACAGGCGGCAGGGATCGGGAAGATCGAAGCAGAACGTCTCTCGGTCCGCTACGTGATCTTTCCGCCGAACCGGCACGCCAGAGATACCGACAACATCGTTTCGAGCCTCAAAGCAGCACAAGACGGAATAGCCGAGGCGATAGGCATAGACGACAGCAAGTGGACGACATCTTACCGGATGGCTGGTGCCATCGAGAAGGGCGGCATGATCAAGGTCGAACTGGATTGGAGCGGAGCATGAGCGATATAGAAGACCTCCTGAGCGGTCTCAAAGCCATTGTTGAGGAAGCCGCGGCGAAGAAGCGTAAATCTCCGAAGAAGAAGATTTACTCGGAAAAGGACGAGACACCGGAGTTCGTCCAGTTCTGGGAGACGTGGCGCCCTCATGCGCGCCAGAACGACGGGCGTGGCCTTGCTCGGGAATGCTTCTTGAAGCAAGTCAGCAACGGCGCCGATCCGCAGGCGATTGCCGATGGGGCCCGATACTTCTTCCGCACAATGAAAGAGCGCGACCGGGAATACATCCCGCTGGCAGCAACATGGCTGAACCGCGGCGCTTACGAGGATTTGGCCGTTCAGGAGCGCGCTTATCAGAAGCGTATTTCCTCTGGAAACGTCGTCTCCATGGCCGCGAAACCCGCCAATTACGGGCCTGCCGAGATCGTATCCCCTCCAGAGCCCATCTCCCCAGAGGAAGCAGAACGCCGCCGCCAGATGGTAGCGAGGCTGAGGGCTGAGGGCGTGATCGGGAGAACGATGCAGTGAGTGGATGGCAGCCCATCGAAACGTACAATGGATATTTGGCGGTTCTCATCCGTACAGAGCGTGGTTTCGTCGTCAGCGCGTTCAAGGATGTAACGGGATGCTGGCACATGACCTCACGCGACTTCCGCGGGGCTCAGAAGCTTAAGGCTGTTCCGCGTCACTGGATGCCCCTTCCGGAGCCTCCGAAATGAAGGACTGGCGCGAGATCCAACGCGAGACCGCCCGCAGAGAACGCCGTTCACTCCTCGCAGAAGCAGTGACATTCGAGCGGTTCGCCGAGATGGCAAAGCAGAAGAGGCTCCCTGTTGGCTCTGTCTGGCATTGGAGCACTGGAGAGATTTACGGGCCTATCGGAAGTGCAGAAAAGGAGAACGGACATGCAAGCGCAGCCTGAACTAATGAGACAGCAATTCGAATCCTTTTGGAAATCGTACCCGCGCCGCGTAGCCAAGGGCGCAGCTCGTAAAGCCTTCGACAAGGCAATCAAGAAAACCACGCTCGAAACCATGCTCAAGGCGATCACCGAATACGTCGCCAAGAAGCCCGAGAAGATCGACTTCAAGCACCCGGCTACCTGGCTGAACGGAGAATGCTGGGATGACGAGTGGGAGCCCGCACAGGCTCGCGTGCAGCGTCCGACGTATGGCGCGAACTATGGCAGGGCCGAGATCGTATCCCCTCCAGAGCCCATCTCCCCAGAGGAAGCAGAACGCCGCCGCCAGATGGTGGCGAAGCTTAGGGCTGAGGGCGTGATCGGGAGGACGATGCAATGAAGATAACCGCCGAGATGGTCCAAGCAGCAAAGAATGCCTATTGGGCCGAAGTACATAACGGTTCCGGTTACGGTGATAAGTGCTACGAAGCCGCGATAGCCAGCGCGCTCGAAGTCGCCAGCAAGAATTCAAATGAAGATCCCCACGAAGATATACGCCTCTATCCCGGGGATGGCGCGCTTGTCATGCGCGAAAATGGAGACATGACAATTGTTGGCTCTCATATTCCGGACTTGGTGTTGGCGTTCAATGTCTTCAATGGCGCGGATACAGAGGAGGATGAATAACAATGAGCGATATTGTAGATCGATTGCTCAGTTTGTCTAATTGCGACGCTAGAGCCGGAGAGCCTCTTGGGAAATGCATGAGGGAAGCTGCTATCGATATCAAGATCCTTCGTGACGCACTGGAGGACTGCATAGACGCTCTAAAATACGGCTCTGATTATCCCGAGGCAAACTGGGTCATTCTTAAAGCTCAGCAAGCTCTGGGTAAAAAATGAAGGACTACCGCGAAATGAAGCGCGAGACCGCCCGCAGAGAACGCCGTTCACTCCTCGCAGAAGCAGTGACATTCGAGCGGTTCGCCGAGATGGCAAAGCAGAAGAGGCTCCCTGTTGGCTCTGTCTGGCATTGGAGCACTGGAGAGATTTACGGGCCTATCGGAAGTGCAGAAAAGGAGAACGGACATGCAAGCGCAGCCTGAACTAATGAGACAGCAACGCGAATGGAGGGAGGCCCGCGCTCGTCTTACCCGGCCAGCGAAGGTTGTCGTCCAAGAGAAAAGCGTAATAGATACGCTCAAGGCGGAACTTGCTGATGCCGCCGCCAGGATCCGCGAGCGAGATCGAAAGATTGCCATTCTCGAATTGGACGTAGCCGATCGGGATGCGCGCATTCTCTCTCAGGCGGAAATGATCAGCCATCTGCAGGACGACGCTCCGGAAATAACCGAGGAGAAGCGCCCGGTCTCGGCGATCATCGGTGAAGTTCTCGACCTATTCCCCGATGTTACATGGTCTGAGGTTGCCGGCGTTCGCCGTGAGAAGCGCCTCATTCGCCCGCGGCAGCTCTGCATGTATGAGCTTTCGAGGCAGCGACCCGACCTTTCCCTTCCTCGCCTCGGCCGCATCTTCAACCGCGATCATACGACCGTGCTTTATTCCGTACAGAAGATCAGGGCAGAGAAGGAGCAAGCATGACATCCAAGGCTTCCAGGCTTCGCATTAAAAGAACGCAGCGGGCAGGGAGGCCCCGAAAGGAAAACGTCGATCGCTATCCCGGAGGGCAGATCAAGCATTCCGAACGCGAGAACGAGGTTAGAGCAACAGTCATGGAAGCACGCACCCGCGTTCACTATCTCCACAAGACACCAGAGAAGGACGTTGCCGAATACGGCGGCTACACGGCTGGTCGCCTTTATCTGGATGGGAAGATCACCGAAGAGCAATTAAAGGCCGGTAATGAATATGCCATCGTAATTATGCGCTATTGCCAATCAGTCGGCATCCCATTCCCAACGGCTCGCGCTCAAGACCTAGGCCGAGTGAAGGGATTCGCTGGAGAGGAGAGCCAATCGGCGCAGGAGAGGGCAACCAAGGCCACGGCGGCGATGACACGGCTCCTCACCATCCTCCAGAGCTGCAAGGACGGACCTCAGGTCAAGCAGACAATCCATAACCTGTTCGTTATGGATGAGGAGGCTCTTAGGCTGATGCCAGAACGCCAGCTTTTGTGGCTAAGGTGTGGACTTAATGAGCTTATCTACCAGGAGGGCTTGCGGAAATACGGCAAATCGATTAATAACGAAATTGCATGATCAGACTTGTGTCTGACGTGGAGCTAAGCCGCTGAAGCGTCATGAGGCATTTGTGCTCCGAGAGTGCGGAAACTGCGGCGTCGGGGCAGCAATTCGAGATCGGGAAGGCGGACAGTAGTTCGTGAAGATCGGGGTTCGTGCCTGGTCGTCCCTTCCTGACATTCACAGCCCGTCTCTGTTCTCAGGGGCGGGCATTTTCATAACCAGCGATGGACACCCTTATGGCTACTGCGAAGGAGCTCGCGTCTGGATTGACGCGAGAGGATCTGCTGCGTCTCTTGAGCTATGACAGGGAAACCGGCGATCTTGTCTGGCGCGTAACTGGCCATGCCGGTAACCCGACAGCCGGCGCTCGCGCTGGTAGCCTACACAAAGACGGCTACACCTACATCAAAATTGGTCGTGAGCGCTTTGCGGCGCACCGGCGCTTGGCGGCTTGAGCAAGAGCGTATCCACTACGGAGAGTTCGCCCCAAACAGGGGTATCGCGGCATGACGCCCTACCTCGTCCTCCCCTACGACTCCGGCCCCACTGGCCTCCCCGGTATGCAAGCCCTCATCAACGAGAAGGCAGCAGAAGGGTATGCGCTCCACCAGGCGATTTCCCGCACGACATATCACTGGGTTCTGATCTTCAAACGCGATCGCCGCAGCAAATGACAGAAGCCGATCTAATCGCGGCCTGCATAGCATTCGAAGAAGAACACGGCGTGAATGAACTGCTCGTATTGCTGAATGACACGCTGCTCGCCCGGGCTCAGGCTGCTGGGATGAACATAGAATACCTCGATGGCGAAGACGACGATCTGGTCTTCCATACGGTTCAGTAGACAAGGAAAGCTGCCGAGTGAGCGTATTCACCGAACTAACCGAGAGCGGCATCAATTTCTCGGTGGCGTCCTTGCCGTCCCCATCCTCATTCGACTTCGCAATCGAACTGCTTGACGCTGATGGCGCGGTAAAGGTCCGCGGCGCCGTCGTTTCGTGGCCTGCGGTTGAAGAGTGGCTGAAGAAGGCGGCGGTCGAGTATTTCCCCGATAGCAAGTTCGCCAGTGTTCATGGGGTAGTGGCAAGGTTTGGTTAGAAAACTATTCCTCAAAATGGCGATCCGTCACCCGGGCGGATAAAAAATAATTCCAACAGGATACGGATTTTAAAATGGCTGGTAACTCGAATAGCGGCCGGAAGCAGGAAAAGCCGTTCAAAGACGCATTGAGAATGGAGCTTCTCGCAGCTGGCGAAGATCACAAGGCGCTGCGCATGATCGCGGCGAAGCTGATTGAGAAGGCTACCGAAGGCGACATGCAGGCCATTAAGGAATTGGCTGATCGCACGGACGGCAAGGTTCCACAGGGTATCGTTGGTGAAGACGGGCAGGGGCCGGCAGAGATCATCTTCCGCACGATATATGAGCAGCTGCCTGTCAAGGAATGACCTACGATTTCCGGGTTCGTTGGTATCAGCGGGCATTTCATGAAGCACTCGTCAATCAGAAGAAGAAGCGGCTCATCGAGATCGCGCACCGCCGATGGGGAAAGGATGAAATCGTCCTCAATGGGTTTCGTGAGCTTTCTCAAAAGCGCATTGGAACGTATTGGCATTGCTTCCCTGAATATGCCCAGGCGCGTAAGGCCATTTGGAATGGCATCAACGGGCACACCGGCAAGCGTCGTATCGATGAAGCGTTCCCGCCTGAGGTACGCAAACGCGTCAATGACAACGATATGTTCATTGAGACCGTATGGGGCTCGACGTGGCAGCTTCTCGGTTCGGATCGTTATGACGCGACGGTAGGTTCGGGCCCAGTCGGGATAGCCTATTCGGAATGGGCGCTCTGCAATCCTGCAGCGTGGGCCTATCACAAGCCGATGATCGAGGAGTCGGGCGGGACCGTGGCATTCATCACCACGCCGCGCGGCAATAATCACGCTAAGACGATGTACGAGCGCGCCAAGGGCAACGAGCACTGGTTCGCCGAGCTGTCCAGCGTCATAGACACGGGAGCGCTTTCGGAAGCCCAGTTAGCGGAGAGCCTGGCGGAATACCAGGATCTCTACGGCATCGATCTAGGCCGCGCGATGTTCGAGCAGGAGTATTATTGCTCCTTTGCTGGCGCGATGGTTGGCGCTTACTGGGGCGCTGAAATGGCGCAGGCTGAAGTTCAGGGCCGGATTACAGATGTCCCGGTAGAAGAGGATCATCCGGTCCACACGGCTTGGGATTTGGGCAAGGCTGTCAATAACCCGATCTGGTGCTTCCAGGTCATAGACGGCAAACCCCGCATCGTTGATTTCTACCGGCCCGAGTCTGACGACCTTGAAGACTGGGTGAAGTGGCTCAACGATAAGGGCTACAAGGGGAACGATTACGTTCCTCACGACGCCCTGACAACGGAATGGGGCACGAAGCGTACGCGCATTGAGACGCTGTCGCTGCTCGGTCGAAAGCCGAAGCGTGTTGCCAAGGTCAGCGTGGGCGACGGCATCAACGCCGGCCGCGAGACGATCAAGCTCGCCGTGTTCGACAAGAACAGGTGTGAACTCGGCATTGAAGGCCTGAAGAACTATCGCCGTGAATGGGACGACGATCTGAAGACCTTCCGGGAAAACCCGGTGAAGGACTGGGCGGAGCACATCGGCTCGGCCTTCCGTTATCTCGGCTTGGCTTGGCGTGAGGCCATCGTTCACCAGCCGAAGGAAAAGCCCAAGGGCGAGATTGCATTCGAAGCGGACGGCAAGGGCCAGATCCGCTCCAACCTCACATTCGCAGAACTGTTGAAACGCCAGGAAAGAAGGAGGCGCGCGCAATGAGTGACACCTTTAGCGACAGTGCAAAACGTGCTTCCGCCGTCACGGCGAGCGATGTCACCGTTGTGGACTGCCAGGCCGTCTACGTTGGCGGCGCAGGCAACCTCGCTGTGCAGCATTATGACGGTGGCCCGACGATCACCTACACGGCCATCGCGGTCGGCGTTGTGCACCGCATAAGCGCGTATCGCATCATGGCCGCCACCACCGCAACAGCAATCGTGGCGCTTTACTGATGACTGAAGCTGTCGACACTGCCGAGTTCGAGACAGAGAAAGACGCTGGCTCGGGCGATGCAGGTCTGGTGAAGCTGTGGCTCGCTGCGATCGATCTTGCCTCGAAAGAGGAAGAGGAGTGGCGCAAGGAAGCCGAAGGCGTTGTCAAGACCTATCGCAATGGCGATGCGCGTCATTTCGGTTCTGTAGAACGGCAGCACAATTTCAACATCCTCTATTCGAACATCGAGACGATCTGCCCGGCCGTCTATAACTCGACGCCCATTCCTGACGTTCGCACGCGCTTTGCAAAGGTCGACCCAGTAGCGAAAGAGGCCGGCGACTTCCTTGAGCGCTGCCTGTCCTACGATTTGGATGTTGACGACTTCGACACGACTATGGACCTCGCCGTCAAGGACAACGAGATTGTCGGCCGCGGCGTCACGCGCGTTCGATATGTCCCGTACATCACGCAGGACCAGGAGAACGGAGAGCAGATCGCGTGGGAAGACGTACCGACAGAGCATGTACCGTGGGCGAACTTCCGCCGCGGCCCTGCTCGTGTATGGAAGGATGTTCCGTGGATCGCGTTTGAGTTGTTCCTGACGCGCGAACAGCTTCTGGAGATTTCCAAGGAGTTAGGCGGCAAGGTCAACCTCGATTTCGCTGTCTCCAAGCAGGAGAACGACAAGACGGACTCCCCGCCTGCCGAGATATTCAAGCGCGCCCGCGTTTGGGAAATCTGGGACAAGGAGAAGAAGCAGGTCATCTTCATCGCGACCGGCTACTGTGATGCACCGTTGCAGGTGATTGACGACCCGCTGGGCCTGACTGACTTCTTCCCGATCCCGCGCCCGCTGATGGCTGTCGAGACCAGCGATACGCTCGACCCGATCCCGCCATTCCGCATGTACAAGGACCAGGCCGAGGAGTTGAGCCGCGTCACACGGCGCATTACCTCGCTGATCCAGATGCTGAAGGTTCGCGGCGTCCGTGATGCGCAGATCCCCGAGTTCGAGGACATTGCAAACGCGGAAGACGGCGATTTCGTCGCCATGCAGGACGCAACGGCGCTCTATGCGCAGGGCGCGAGCTTCGACAAAGCCCTCTGGATGATGCCGATCGACGTTATCCAGACCGTCATTCAAGGTCTGTACATCCAGCGCGAGCAGATCAAGCAGGTCATTTACGAGATCACCGGCATTGCCGACATTCTCCGCGGCGCGTCTGACCCGAACGAAACGCTCGGCGCTCAACAGATCAAGGCGCAATTCGGCTCTCAGCGCGTCCAGAAGAAGCAGAAGGAGGCAGCGCGCTACGCTCGTGACCTGCTGCGCCTCAAGGCCGAGTTGATCGCCAACAAGTTCCAGCCGCAAACCTTGCTGATGATGAGCGGCATTCAGTTGCCCTCTGAGCAGGACAAGCAGGCTGCGCAAATGCAGATCCAGCAAATCCAGGCGCAGGCAGAGCAGACAGGCCAAGAGCCGCAGATCCCGGAAGAACTCTCCGAGGTCTTGGGTAAGCCGACGTTCGAGGAGGTGTTGCAGCTCCTTCGCTCGGATATCCAGCGGAAATACCGCGTTGACGTTGAAAGCGACTCCACTATCCGGGCAGACCTGGCGCGCTCGCAAGAAAACATGAGCATGTTCCTCCAGGGCACGGCTCAATTCCTCCAGGCGGCCGGCCCCGCGGTTCAGGCAGGCATGCTTCCCGGTGCTGTCGCTGTCGAAATCTTCTCGTCCTTCGCCCGGAACTTCAAGCTCGGCAAGTCTGCAGAGGATGCGCTTTCGACCCTCACGGAGCAGGCGAGGGAGAAGGAAGACCAGCCAGACCCGGCACAGCAGGCCCAAGAGCAGGCCATGCAGATGGAGCAGCAGAAAATGCAGTTCGAGCTTCAATCGAAGCAAATGGACATGCAGATGAAGCAACAGGAGCACGAATTCAAAATCGCCGAGATGCAGCTTTCCATGCAGATCAAGCAGGAAGAAATGGAGCTCAAGCGGCAGGAGATGGAAATGAAGCGCGAGGAAATGGGCATCGAAGCCCAGCTCACGCAGATGCGCGCCGATGCCGAGGTCCGGTCGGCCACGCTCAAAGCCCAGTCGCAGGAGCACAGTACGAGGCTTGGCATGGAGTCGGCAGAGCACAAGGCCCGTATGGCGAAGCAGCCGAAGGAAGACGCATGAGCGGGCGCTGGGTTGAAGTAGAGCCTGGGCGCCAGCGTTTCATCCGCGACCGCCAGCCGGAGCCAGAACTGGCGCGCTCGGATCTGCCTATCCCCTACATCGTTAGCGACCTGCCGGCCTACGCTTCCCCGCTCGGCGATGGGATGATTGATGGCCGCGCGGCTCGCCGGGAGCATTTTCGGAGGACCAACACCCGGGAGGTTGACCCTTCGGAGTGGAGGGAGCGTTCGGCCAAATTCAAGGCTGAGAAGGCCGAGAAGCAGGCCATTGCCGACGCCTGGAGGGCCGGCAAAAACATCAATCGTGGAACCGCTTAACCGCCTCTGGCGACAGCAAAGGACACCGACATGGAAGACCTGAACACCGGGGCGGTGGAAACCGTCACCGAAAGCACATCTGCGCCTGTTGTTGAGCAGGCTCCCGCCTCATTCGAAGATACGATGTCGGCGGTATACGACAAGCTGAACCCGGCACGCGATGAGGCCGGTAAGTTCGCAGGAAACGAGACCGAGACCACGGAAGGCGCCGAAACGGCAGCCACCGAGGAGACGGTTGACGAAAATACAGACCAGCCCTCGGAGAAGGAGCAGGAAACGGCCTCGCCGTCCATCACTGCCCCGAATTCGTGGTCTGCTGAGATGAAAGCCAAGTGGGGCTCTCTTCCACCTGAAGCGCAACAGTACATTGCGCAGAGGGAAAGCGAGATGCACGCGGCCATCACTCAGAAAGGGGAGCAGGTCCGAGAATACGAGCCGATCAAACAGGTGCTTGACCAGCATCGCGACGTTTTTGTCAAGAATGGCGTATCGAACGCAGAGGGCATCTCTAAGCTCATTGCGGCCGATCGGTATCTTGAGCAGAACCCGACCGAGGCAATCAAGTGGCTGGCTGACAGCTACGGCGTCGACCTGCGACAGTTCGTGAGCGGCGATCAGCAAAGCGGCGACCAATCACAGGCCCAGACGCCTCGTGAAGTCCTAGAGCTTCGGCAGGAGATCAACCAGCTCAAGAGCTATCTCACGGCCCAACAGCGTCAATCGCATGAAGTTGAACAGGCCACCGTCGTCAAGACGGTCGAAGACTTCGCCAAGGACAAGCCTCACTTCGAAAAGGTCCGGAAGATCATGGGCTCGCTTATGCAAGCCGGTGAAGCAGCCGACCTGGACGAAGCCTATGAAAAGGCCACCTACGCACACCCCGAAGTTCGCCAACTCATCCTAGAGGACCAGAGGAAGGCGGCAGAGGCAAAGCGGAAGGCCGAACAGGAAAAGGCTGTCACGCAGGCGAAGAAAGCAGGCTCGGTCAACCTCAAGAGCACCCAGGGCACGACCCCGGCAAAGGGCGCGTCCTTCGAGGAAACCATGTCTGCCGTCTATGACCGACTCACCGGCGCCGGCTGATCCACTTTCTCCCAACAATCCAAGGTGATGGAAAATGGCTAGTCCAAATACTGTGTTCACCGAAATGGTGACGACCACGCTCCGCAACCATCCGTCCGAAGTGGCGGATAACGTGAGCAAGAACAACGCACTCTATTCCCGCCTGAAGCAGCGCGGGAAGATCAAGAAGCTGTCTGGCGGCTACGAAATCGTACGCCCGCTCGACTATGCGGAAAACAGCACCTACCAGCGCTATGCTGGCTATGACACCCTGAACGTGCAGGCCTCCGACGTTCTGTCGGCTGCCAAATACGACTGGGTGCAGGCTGCGGTTCACATCACGGCTTCCGGCCGCGAACTCCGCATGAATAACGGCAAAGAGCAGATCATCGATCTGGCATCGGCCCGTACCCGCAACGCCATGCGCACCGCCTCGAACAACATGTCCCTGGACCTGTATTCGGACGGCTCGCTGACGAACCAGATGGGCGGTCTCGCTCACATCATCCAGAACGCAGGCACTGGCACCGTAGGCGGCATCAATTCGTCCACCTACACCTTCTGGAAGAACAAGTTCTACGAAGCACCTGGCTCCAACGCTGTCACGAAGTCCAACATCAAGGGCTACATGAACGCGCTTTGGCTCCAGCTCGTCCGCGGCGCCGACAAGCCTGACCTTCTGGTTTCGACGCACGACTTCTTCTCGGCCTACTGGGAAAGCCTTCAGGATCTGCAGCGTTATGCGTCCGCAGAGTCCGCGACGGCCGGCTTCCAGTCGCTGAAATTCGTCACCGCAGACGTGATCTTCGATGACAACGCCAACTTCGCCACGACCGGCGAGAAGATGTACTTCCTCAACACCGAGTACCTGGAGATGATCGTCCACCGTGACGCGAACTGGCAGACGCTCGATGAGAAGATGTCCGTCAACCAGGACGCCGTGGTCATCCCGATAATCTGGCAGGGTCAGCTCACCTGCTCGAACCGCTCGCTTCAGGGCGTTCTGATCGACGCGGCTTAAGGAGAAACGACCATGACGAATATCATCGGTGTAAACCTCACAAAGACCTATACGGCGGCGATGCTCACCGGCTCCGAAGCCGGAACTGCATTCGCCGTTGGCGATCGCTACGTTGACCAGAGCGGCAAGGAATACCGCTTTGTTCAGTATGACACTGGCGCCGGCTCCGTCGCGGCTGTAGCGGGCAACTTCGCCTACTACTACGCACCGTCCGGTGCCTCTGCCGGTGCAACGGGCGTCGTCACGTCGGACCTGTCGGACTCGGCAGGCGTTGGCGCTGGCGTGCTCCTGTCGGCCCCGGCTGACGGCGAATACTGCTGGATCCAGACCCGCGGCGAAGCAACGCTCACCACGGCTCTGACGGCAGGCGCAGACGGTAATGCCCTGACCCCGGTAGGTGCAACTGACGGCACGCTCAATGTGTCGGCCCTCGTGACCGATCACATCTGCGCAATCGCGGTCGATGCCTCGGCAAAGATCGTCTTTGTTACCTGCCCGTAATCACGAATGAGGGGCGGTCTTCGGGCCGCCTCTTCCTTTGACGGCAACGCCAGTCTGGCGCCCACAATCGGAGAATGACAAATGGACTCGGTTGATGAAACCGCGCGCCTTGCGCACATCTATCCTCTGAAATTCTGGACAGACTACGAAGACGGCGAAGGCGACGAACTCCGCCCCGTCGATTGGGTTACGTGGGTAAAAAAGGGCACGCAGAACGGCAACGAGACCACCGACAAGGTAGCTCGTGTCAAGCGTGACGATATGAAGTGGGGAGCGCTGAAGCCCTATTATGAGGCCTGGAAGTCGAAGACGGAAGCGCCGGTAAATGGCTACCCGCTCGATGCATGGCCGGGTGTTACCGCAGAACAAGCAAGGGTGCTGAAAGAGCGCCACGTTCGCAGCGTCGAGGATCTGGTTAATTCCTCCGATGCGGACCTGATCAAGATCGGGCTTCCCGGCATCCGACAGATCCACGGTCGGGCAAAGGCCTTCCTGGAAGCCCGAGTGAGCACGGCGCCCGTCGCAAAGGAAGTCGCCCAGCTCCGCGAGGAAAACCGTGTGATGCGGGAAGAACTTGAGGCGGCGATGGCCCTCCTGAAGGAAGCGACCAACAAGCCGGATGCGCCTCGCCGCGGTCGCCCGCCAAAGGATGACGCTGAATGACAATAGCCACTATCGTCTCCAACGCCACGGACCGGATAGCTGTCTCTCTCGGGAGCGCAGCCGTATTCTCCAACCCCGGAGAAACCGCCCGTCAGATGCGCGCCCTTGCCAATCAGGAAGGCAAGGAATTGATGCGCCGTGGCACGTGGGAAGTTCTCACGAAGGAAACGACGTTCACGGCTATCGCACAGGAAACGCAAACCGACGTTATCCCTGACGACTTCGACCACATGCTGAACGAGACGTTCTATAACAGGACGCGCAAAAGGCAGGTGGTCGGCCCTCTCACTCCCAAGGAGTGGCAGGAACAGAAATCAATCGTCGCGACGGTGCTTTACGACAGCTACCGTATTCGCGGCGGTTCAATTCTCATGATCCCGGTTCCCTCTGCCGGCGACGAATACGCCTTTGAGTACGTTTCCAATCAGTGGGTGCTGTCGACCGACGAAGAGGCCAAGACGGCATTCACAACGGACTCTGACACGCCGGTCCTGGATGAGGAACTTATCACTCTCGGCGTGATCTGGCGCTTCCTCAAGGCCAAGGGCTTCGACTACGCGGAAGCCTTCAGGACATACGAGCTGCAGGTTTCGCAGGCTCTCGGTCGGGACGGCTCCAAGCGCACGGTGAACTTTGCCCAGCGCATCGACTACGGCCGCCCGCGTTATCCAGGCATTCAAGACGGTAACTGGAACCTCTGATGCTTCAGCCGCTGCGCAGAAATCCTCAGCGCCAACGGGTGTCTCGGGGTGTGTCACTCCCCGCGCCCGTCGAGGGCTGGGACACATCCTCGCCGCTTGCGGAGATGTCGCCCAAGCGCGCGATCACGCTCGACAACTGGTTCCCGCAGGCTGAATACGTGGAAGTCCGAAAGGGCCACAGGCTCCACCGCCCGACCGCAGAAAGTACGCCTGTAGAAACGCTGATCGTCTACAATGGGGTGATATCGAGCAAGCTTTTTGCCGTGGCGAATGGCGACCTTTTCGACGTGTCGGGCGCCGATACGCACGCGCAGACGGCCGAAGTCGGGATTACCAATCTCGCCAACAGCCGAATTCAGTACGTGAACTTCACTACGACGGGCGGACACTTCGCCTGGTGCTGCAACGGGGCGGACAATCCGTTTACCTACGACGGCGCCACGTGGGCGGCAACTCCTGCCATCACAGGAGTTTCTCCCGGCGATATCGTCAATGTGAACGTTCACAAGAACCGACTCTGGTTCGTCCTCTCGGATAGCACGAAGGCGGCCTATCTCGCCCCCGACAGCATTGGGGGCGCTGCAACCGAGTTTGAGCTTGGCGGCCTGATGTCGATGGGCGGCTATCTCGTGGCGATGGGCACCTGGTCGCGCGATGCCGGCGATGGGCCCGACGATTACGCGGTGTTCGTCACGTCACGAGGGCAGATCATCGTTTACGCGGGGACAGACCCGAACAGCGCGGACACATGGTCTCTGATCGGCGTGTTCAACCTCGGCGCCCCTCTCGGGCGGCGTTGCTTTACGAAAGTGGGCTCGGATCTCGCTGTCATCACGATCGATGGCGTTTACCCGCTTTCGAATGCCATCTCCTTCGACCGCGGGGCGATCGAGCGCATAGCGATTACCGGCCGCATCCAGCGCGCCATGAACGACGCTGCAAGGCAGGCGCAGAACTCTTTCGGTTGGGAACTGGTCGGCTACCCCAAGGGGACGATGGCAATCCTCAACGTTCCCATTGTGGAAAACGTCAGCCAGCAGCAATTCGTCATGAATACGCTGACGGGCGCATGGTGCCGGTTTACGAACCAGAACGCCAACACCTTCGCGGTCTTCAACGACCGGCTGTTTTTCGGGGGGAATGACGGGACCGTTTATGAGGCCGATGTCGCCGGGTCGGACTATCTGTCCAACTTCACGGCGCTCATGAAGACCTCGTTTCAGTATTACGGACAAAGGGGCGTCAAGAAGCGTTGGACGATGATCCAGCCGCTCATCACCACAGATGGCGCCGTTATCCCCTCGATCGGCTTGGATACGGATTTCCGGAACGGTGGCGCGCTTAGTCTCGCGACGACCGTTCCGGTATCCTCAGGCCTTTGGAACCAGATGATCTGGAACCTCGATCCGTGGGGCCAGCAGGAAAACACGCTGATCGATTGGCTTTCCGTGAGCGGTCTCGGACAGAACGCGGCGATCAACCTCCGGGTCGATATCCAGGGCGAGCAGAGCGGCAGTCTCTTTGACGTGGCTCTGTTCGATGAGGCCGTTTTTGAGCCCGAGGGAACCAACCCGATCACGCTTCAGGTCAATGGCTTCAACCTCACAGTAGAAACCGGCGAATATCTATGATCCTGCTGTCCAACGAGCCGGCTATCGTGAGCGCCTTTGTCTCGGGGCAGACGGGTGACCAGTACACCGATGTCATGCGCGCTCTTGGCATTTTGAGCCGGGAAGGGCGCATTATCGGCGGCGTGCTACTCACCAACTACACCGGCTTCGGCGTCGAACTGACGCTGGCGGGCAGGGGGTGCATTTCGCGCACAGCGTGGCAGGCCATCGGGGACTTGGCGTTCGGTGATCTCGGTTGCCAGCGCATCTCCGTCACGACGAGAAAATCCAACAAGAGGGTCTGCAAATTGGCCCCGCGTCTCAAGTTTAAATTCGAAGGAATAGCCCGAAAATATTACGGGAAGGAAGACGGCGTGATGTTCAGTCTTCTCCGGGACGAGGCGATCCAGCACGGCTACTGGAAGGAAGCGTAAATGTCCGCACCGAAGGCGCCAGATCCCGCCAAAACAGCAGCAGCGCAGGCGCAGTCCAACAAAGAGACCGCGATTGCCCAATATGGTCTGAATGCCACTAACCAGGTCACGCCTTACGGCAACCTGACTTACACCCAGATTGGCAAGTGGGAAGATGGCACGCCGCGTTATCAGGCGTCAACCGTTCTCTCTCCCGAGCAGCAGAAGCTCTACCAGCAGCAGACGCAGCTCGGCGGGAAGCTGAACGACCTTGCCCTCGGACAGACCGACAGGCTTTCGGGTGTTCTCTCGCAGCCGGTCAACCTCTCCAACGAGGCAACCGAAGGGCGGTTGATGGAGCTTGGCCGCAAGCGGCTCGACCCGCTGATGGCGCAGCGCAAAGCATCCACAGAGGCCGATCTGATCAACCGCGGCATTCGCCCCGGTACTGAAGCTTACAACCGCGCGATGACCTCTGTCGGACAGCAGGAAAACGACGCATACAACGAGCTGTTGCTGAAAGGCCGCGGCCAGTCGGTCCAGGAAACGCTTGCAGAGCGCAACCAGCCGATCAACGAGATTTCCGCCCTTCTCAGCGGCGGGCAGGTCACGTCTCCGCAGTTCGTCAACACCCCGACGCCCGGAGTTAACGGGACAGACGTGGCTGGGATCACCAACAACGCATATCAGCAGCAGATGGCCGGTTATCAGTCGAAGATGTCGGGCCTTCTCGGTCTCGGCACGGCGATCGGGGGATGGGCGTTCTCGGATCGCAGGCTCAAGAGCGCCATCCAGCGCGTGGGCACGCATCGCCTCGGCATTGGCGTCTATGAATACGACATCGCAGGGGGTCGCCAGCGCGGCGTCATGGCTGACGAGGTGGCTCACGTCATGCCGGGCGCCGTTCGTGAGCGTGGCGGCTATCTGCAGGTCAATTACGACATGATTGGGGGCGTCTGATGGCTATTCTCGAAGCCGTATTCGCTGACAAGCCGGGACAGACCCCGCAGGAAGTCGAACGTCGCCGCAGGATGGCACAGGCTCTCATCGAGTCTGGCGCAGGTGGTAAGGCTCCGTCTTCCGGGCTGGAGCTTGCCGGCCGCCTAGCTATGACGCTAACGGGGCAATATCAGGCAGGGCAGGCAGAGAAGCAGGACGCCAGCAACCGGTCGTCCGCCAACAAGGCGCTGATTGATGCCGTGTTCGGCGGGTCGCAGTCGGCGCCCTCGTTCGCCTCGCAGGCTGCGGCTACGTCTCCGTCTCAGTCTGCTGCCCCTACCGGTTCGAACCCCTATCGAGACGCAATCGCCTCGATCGAGAGCAAGGGAAGCGGCGACTATAACGCCGTTGGGCCGACGAACGCGAAGATGGGCCGCGCGCTCGGCCGCTATCAGATTATGGAAGCCAACATTGCGCCGTGGTCTCGGGAAGCTCTTGGCCGCGAGGTATCGGCCGACGAATTCATGGCAAATCCGCAGATCCAGGACGCCGTCTTCGATCACCGATTTGGGCAGTACGTGGAGCGGTTCGGCCCGGAGGGCGCCGCACAGGCTTGGTTCGCTGGCCCTGGCGGCGTTGGCAAAACGAACCGCAAGGACGCTCTCGGGACCGACGTTGGTACCTACGGCAACAAGTTCATGTCGGCTCTTGGCCCGCAGCAGGTGGCGAGCGCTGACCCGACTGCGGCTTTCAACGCCGTTATGCCGCAACAGGCACAGCCGGCGCCGCAGACGGTGGGCGCTCCTCCTGTACCTCCGAACTCCCAGCCGATCGCATCCTCCATCCCGCAGGAGTTCGCCGGCTCCCAGCAGCTTGCCAACGCTCAGGGCGGCATCATCCCGGCTCTCATGGGCGGCTCTCCTGCTTCCCCCGAGCAAGTTGCGCAGGCTCGCGCCCTCGGGGCCCAACAGCCCCAACCGCAGCCGCAGGGGCAGGACAACCGCGCCCTGATAGCAACGCTTCTCGGCAATCCCTACACCGCGGAAGCCGGCCAGCAGCTTCTCATGCAGGAGATGCAGCGCAGGCAGGAAGCGTCCGATCCGATGCGTCAGATGGAGATGGAGAAGCAGCGCCTGGAACTTGACGCCTTGCGTAATCCACAGGCTGACCCGCTGAAGGTTGGAGAGGGCGAAACGGTCATCGACCCGCGCACCGGCCAGGTTGTTTATCAGGGCCAGCCGAAGGCCCCTGCAAAGCCTTCCGCCGTCCAAGAGTACGAATACGCCAAGGAGCAGGGCTTCCCCGGCACGTTCCAGGACTGGGAAGCATCGAAGAAGGGCGGCATGTCACTGCAGGTCGACCCTGCAACCGGCGCCGTCAGCTTCCAGCAGGGCGGCAACATAAAGCCGATGACCGAAGCCCAGAGCAAGGATGCCGTATTCTCGACCAGAGCGGCCGGCGCGTTGCCGCTCATCGACCAGTTTGGCGATGCTCTTACTGGGATGGAGGGCACCCTAGGCGGCACAGTCGGCCAGCTTCCCGTCGTCGGCAACTTCGCGAAGACCGAGGCTTTCCAGCAGGCCGAACAGGCGGGCAAGGAGTTCCTGCAGGCAATCCTGCGTAAGGATACCGGCGCGGCCATCACGAGCGAAGAAACGACAGAATACGGGTCGGTCTATCTGCCCCGCCCCGGAGACAGCCCGCAACTTCTGCAGCAGAAGAAGGCCTCTCGCCTTCGCGCCCTCGAAGCCATCAAGGCAGGTATGCCGCCGCAGGCTATCCTGGCCCAGGAAAAGGCGCTTGCGAAGACGCAGCAAGGGTCTGCTCCCCGCCCGCCTATCGTCATCGATGGGTACACGATTGAGGAAGTCGAATAATGCCGACATTCCAGATTACCGGCCCGGACGGCAAGAAATACCGAGTGAAGGGCGAAAACGCTGAGGGGGCTTTCAAGGCCCTCCAGCAGCACATTGGGGCCCCGCCGCCCGTGCAGGAAAGCCAAGCCTCCGTTGACACGCGCAACGATCTTTCGGCAATGACGCAGGGCATGACGGGCGAGCTTCCAGGCGGCAATCTTGCTGCCGCTCGTTATGAGGGAATGCCCTGGCGTCAGCAAGCCGCTCAGGCAGCAGATGACACCATGCGGCTCATGGCGAATGGGATCACGTTCGGGTATGCCGACAAGATCGCTGGTGCATTGGGTGGTGAAGGAACTGATGCGGAAAGGGCCAAATCAGACGAGGCGCGCAACCGCGCAGGGAGTGCAGGAACGGCTGCGGAGCTCGTCGGCGCGGTTACCGCCCCAGTCGGCCTAGCGCGCCAAGGCGTAACGCTTGCAGGGCGCCTGGGAACAGGTGCCATGACCGGGGCAAAAGGCTTGGCCGCCCGATCGGCCCTCATGGGCGTCGAAGGCGCTGGCTATGGCGCTCTGACCGCAGCCGGCAACGATCAGGGCATCAGCGAAGGCGCTGGCTATGGCGCTGCGGGCGGCATCCTCGGCAATGTCGCGGGCGAAGCTATTTCTGCTGGTGTGGGCAAGCTTGCGGGCGCATTCAACAAAAAACCGGCCATTCCTCAACTCGATGAGATCGAGGAAGCCAAGAATGCGGCGTATCAGCGGGCAGAGCAGGCAGGAGTTGCTTATACGCCGGCTGCTATCGACAGGATCAATGGAAGCGTTGCCAATGGGCTATCCGAACTCGGCTATGATCCCGCGCTGATGCCAGGCGCGCGTGTTGCGATCGACAGACTGCAAGAATTGCAGGGGCAGAATGTTACTCTGAAAGGTCTAGACACAGTTCGGAAGATTGCCAACCAAGGTAATCTTCCGCCTAATGCGCCCAACGCCAAGGCGAACAACGCAGCGGTTGGCAAGATTGTAAGTGCCATTGATGATCTGATAGAGAATGCCGGCCAAGGGGAAATCCTGATGGGTGATGCCGTCGCCGGGGAGCAAGCCATACGGGAGGCGCGCTCTTTGGCTGCTCGGGGCATCAAAGCAAACAAAATCGAAGACGCAGTACGGAATGCCGAAATTGACGCCGCAGCCTCTGGTTCGGGCGGGAATGTCGACAATCGCACTCGTCAGATGCTTAAGCCTCTTCTCAAGAACCCGCGCGGTTTCACGCCAGACGAACAATCCGCATTGAATACGGCAGTTCGCGGGACGCCAACGCAGAATGCCCTCCGCTTGGCTGGGAAGCTGTCTCCTTCCGGGAACGGCCTTATGGCCATTCTTCACCTTCTAGGTGGGTCGGCAACGGGCGGCGCCACGCTTCCCTTGGCAGCAGGGGGTATGGCCGCGAAAGCTCTATCCGACAGAACTACGAGCCAAAACACAAAAAAGCTAATCGAGGTCATTCTGGCCGGTGGCGATGCGTCAGCGACGAAAGCCGCGCCGAATGCCGTTCAAAGACTTGCCCAATCGAAACGCGAAGCTCTGGCGCGCATCCTCATGAGTATCGGCGCCCACGAGGCGGGAACTCCCTGACAGCAACCAGGCGAAGAAGAACAGGAACGCGACTAGCAGGGCGTTGTCTATAGGCCCGCGGCTATGAGCGAAAATCGAGCCGTGCGTGTAGCTATACGCCGCGACGGCAATGCCAATGTACGAGCATGCCAAAGCAAACGGCATCCGAACTCCTTCCTGAAAAACGAGAACCGTACACGACATCTCACAGCCTCGCAATCGCGGGGCTTTTTTTATGAGGTAGATAATGCCCCGTAACGGAAGCGGCACAGCCAGCATCGTCAACACGTTCACGCCGCTGACAACGGCTGACGCGAACGATGTCAATGAGAATTTCACCGACATTGCCACGATGATCACGGACTCGCTGCCTCGCGACGGGCAGGCGGGAATGTCTGGGCAATTGTTGGCGATCTCGGGAACGGCCACAGAGCCTGGTATCGCCTTCAACGCCGACACCAACACCGGCATTCGCCGGCCGTCTGGTGGCACACTCGCGCTGGTTTGCGGCGGCTCGGACATTGCCACGCTCACAAGCACAGGCGTGGCGGTCAGCGTGGCCCCTACGACTGGGGATCACCTCACCAACAAAACCTACGTTGACGCGCAAATACCCGCCGCGACATCGCTTGTTCCGTCTGGCTCGGTGATGATGTTCGCAGCAAGCACTGCCCCGAACGGCTGGCTTGAATGCAACGGCGCCGCGGTCTCACGCACGACGTATGCGGATCTCTTCGCCGTTATCGGGACCACTTGGGGCGCGGGTGACGGGGCAACAACGTTCACCGTTCCAGACCTCCGCGGGGAGTTCGTTAGAGGTTGGGATCACGGCAAAGGCACAGATACCGGGCGCACTTTCGGGAGCTCCCAAGGGCAGGCAATCCAGCAACACAACCACTATCTCCCGACCAGTACCGGGGTCGCTGGCACAACCTGGAGCCTCGATGACACCCTGTGGCAACAGACGCAAGCAAATGCGAACCCATCTGGCGCTGGCACCCCAGCCCTCACCTTCAATGACGCCAGCCAACAGAGCGGAACCCTAGGCACTTTCGCCACAGAGACCCGCCCGCGCAACGTCGCCCTCATGTACATCATCAAAACCTAAAGGGTTCCCCTATGCCCAGAAACGCTAGCGGCGATTTTACGCTGCCCACGAACGACTCGTCTCCCGCGGAACCCCGCAATGTCATCCGCTCGTCCGATTTCAACGAGCTGATGACGGACATTTCGGCTGGTCTGACTGACAGCTTGTCGCGCTCGGGTGATGGCGCCATGCAGGCGAACCTGGCAATGGGTGGCTTTGATATTGCCAATGCAGGCAATGTAGGTGCTGTCTCTGTATTCGGCGTCACCCCCGGAGATGCCGGTAAGGAAATTCTCGCAGACGCCGTTCAGGCCGATGTGCGTGACTATCTGGATGTACCCACCTACGTTTCAACGCGCACCGACCTGAAGGCGCTCGACACAGCTAAAGACACGGTTGCCTACCTCAAAGAGGACGGGCGCCAGGGGATCTTCCAATGGACGGCCGGCGACTTCTCCGCGCAGGTGGCCGCCGATACGCAGGAGGGCGTTTACGTCAAAGCTGACGCCATCGCCTCGACTTCTGGCGCGTGGGTGCGTGTCGGTGACCCAACCGTGTACCATTTCGGCGGGTCCGCGAGCGCAAATAGCGCTACCGCAATCTCTGCTATGGCGACAGTCCTGGGATACGTCCGCTTCCCAGCTGGCGCTACCAAGCTTGGCGCAAATCTGACGATCGATGTTCCCGTCTCATTTCAAGACGCGGCATATGTTACGGTGGACGCTACGTTCACACTGACTATCACCGAAGTAATCGACAGCCCGAAGCAGCACATTTTCCGCGGCGACGGGCTAGTTGTCCTTAATCATGACGCGGATACGGGAGAGCCCTCCAGGCAAATTCATATTTCTTGGTTTGGGGCATTCCCCGGAGAGGATGACGTAGACCAGGCACCTGCGATACAAAAGGCATTTACCGCATTGGGCAATGCCCGTGAGAGTAAAGTACAATTCGACATCGGTAATTATACCATGATGACGGGCGTTACTGTTACTCGTGGTGCGTGGGTTCTTGGCAGTGGAAACCGACGAACTGTATTCCTAGTCAAGGGTGATGGCTTCGATGTATTCAATACCGGACACACAGCCTGCCGCTTCTCAGACATCCAGTTTGAAAACCACTCTGACAATGTCTCTGCTAGAATAAGTCCGTTTATTCGGATTAGCCATGACTTCTGTTTGATCGAGAATGTCTACGCTCAAGAGGCATTCAACCAGATCATCGTTGAGACGGCGGGAAGTAACTGCACCATCCGTGAATTTAACATGGTGTGGAGAACGTACCCGTTTACTGCCGGTTCTGCGGGGATCCTTGTCCGTGGCTCTGGCTGTAACATCAGTGGGATATTCTCAAACTTCTCGTCTGGTGGCGGCCCAGAGGCTCTTATTGCCGTTGGGACAGGTGCGGGTGCAAACGTCTCCGCTACTTATATCAATAACGTCAGCTATATCTCTGCCTCCATCGGCGTCCTGATCCATGGAGATAGCGTTATTATTTCCAGGGGACAGATCACGGGGATAAACTATCGTGGTGGCTCGGGCAGCGCTCCGCAGGCCGTCAAGTTCCTCACCTCGGGGACTGGGGGTATTTTCGGGTTCACGGTTGACGTTGTTACGGTAAACGGGACTGCAACGGCGGACCTTACATTCCAGTGCAACGGGAGTGGCGACCTGAAGCAGATCACGGTAGATAACCTCTATAGCTCCGGTTCTTCCGGTAATGGCATAGAGTTTATCAGAACGGCTGGAATACTAACCGACATCGTTATTGGAGCCACCGTCAACGTCAGGAATAGAACAAATCCAGTATTTTTCTCTGGGGTTAATTCCGGAATTCGAATTGACCCTAGGATCATGGTCGGAGGGGATGTCGCTGGCGTATTCTTCCGGGGCAGCGTTGCCGATGATACGGCCTTCTCGATTGCTCTTGGCCGCGCGGTATTCTCGGGTACAGCTATCATCACGGGCGGCGTTGTGGAAATGGGGATATTCGGGATACGGGCCGCGCCGACGCCAGCAGTCGGGGAGAATAGGATAACTGACGCCAATGTGGTGGCAGTTCCCACGGCTCTCACCGGCACGACGGGAGCAGACGGGAACCTAACACTGGGCGTTCAAGACGGGGTCCTGTATGTCGAGAACCGAACTGGGAGTGCCCAGAATATCAGCCTCACCGTGATGGGGGCTTAGTGTCGGGAGAAGGGGTGGTCCGTCCGTCGATGTTCCGTGTAGATGTACCCGGCGTCTTCGACTTCTTTTTCCGGATCTTCGGGGCCTTCTTCTGGCTCTTTCATGACGAAGAAAACACCAGCCGCACAAGCGATAAATAGCGCCGCCCTGTATCCGTCGCTAGGCAGCAGAAACGAAATGCCAGCGGCGGCGAGCGCCAAACTCAAAACAACTCGCATGTTTGCAATCCCATATGAACGGGGGAGGGGCCGGCTCTCTCCCGACGCATCTCTCTCGGAGTTGCCGAATTCGCCAATCTCTAGGTCCATAACTTTAGCCATTGGTCTCTCCTCAAAGCTGCACAGGGAATTCATTCTCACCAATCACGCGCTTTAGGAAGGGGTATTTTACCACAAGGAGGCGTTTTCTCACTCTCCGGTTGCCTGGAAGCTGTCGCGCTGCGGTCTTCAGGTGCAAAATCGCCTTGTCCCTGTTCCCGGCGCGGATGTGCATTTCGGCGGCCGAGCGCAGAAGGTTGGGCTTGGAATTGTTCTTCCGATACTCGGTCTCGAAATGGGCCGCTGCTTCGGTGAATTTCCCGCTGGTGACGAAATTAGCGATCGAGGCAGCGGCGGCTTTTGCGGCACTTTTTGCCACGGGCTTTACTGCTGCACCGTTACCATTCAGGTTTGCATGGTAGCGGTACGGATCGAAAAGAACCGACCGGCGAAGATCGAAGGCCGGATACTGATAAATAGCCGGCGCGTATCCTGGAATACGGACCTCGGTGAACCTGATGTCCTTGACCTTGGTCCGGTTCGAAAGATTGCTGAAAGTCGCTACTTCCGCCTTCCAGTCAGCGAAGCTGTAAAGCTCGTTCAACAGGTAGTGGAAGAACTGAACGACCTTGTTTTTGTCAACTGGGGCGACGTGCCGAAGGGTCTCGGCCATCTGCTCGGCATCAACAAACGGTTCATTTACCCCGTCGATCGAATAGAAGCAGGGGCCGTAGTAAAACACACGCTTGTTGAATGCCATCGAGATTACGCCAACGCCGGAGTTAAACAGGGCAACGGCTCCGGCCGCTTCGAGCAGATCATGCACATGGTAGGCGTCCGCGCAGACAGCAGAGGACAGTTCGAACTTCTGAACCGCCAGAGGATGGTTCTTGTAGACCATCACCCAATCGCTCGGCAGAGACAGCGACAGGCGTTTCAGTTCTAGGAGGTAGGCATCATATTCCCGGCGCTTCTCCGAAAAGAGCGTCGTTACCGTGTCGTCCGCGAGCTGTAGCGGGACGAATAGGATCTTCGCCCCATCGGGGATATTCAGACGGTGGCGCAACAGGGCCGCGCCAACGCGACCGGACTGCTTTTCAAGGGAGTGCTCGCCGAACCGTATGTCGGCAATATAGGCCTTTACGGATTGCTCCTGCTCCTCCGTCAGCGGCTTGGCCCAATGTTCTTCGCGGTAGCTGGGGCTTTCAACGCAGAGGCCGCCTTTGTCGAAGTAGAGGGACCGGGGCAGGGCGCCGCGCTCGCCGACGATCGGTTCTATCCCGAGATTGCGGAGCGCGTCATAGACCTTCTTTCGCCAAGGGAGGCCATAGGGGTTCCACATGAGAACAGACCGGGGGTTCTGCTCGGCGATGTCTGCGGCGTAACGCTCGGGGTCTGCTCGGCCGTTCTCGTCAATGATCGTGGGGTTTGCCAGCGCATGGAGAACCGCTTCGTTGGCAATGTGGGGATTGAATCCCATGATGATGTCGGGCGGCTGGTTTGGATCACGGCGCGCCGGCACCTTTCTGGTCGCTTGATACCGTTCGGCCTTCTCTGAGGCCAGCTTGATGTTCGATTGGCCGCTCCGCCATGACAGGGGCTCATGAAAGAGGTGGAACGCATACATGCCCTTGCGGGCGAGATAATCGCCGTGCATCCGGTAGAGCGCACGCCAGCCATCAAATTGCGTCGTGTCGTTCAGGTTCCACGTCTTGGTGACCTGAAAGTCCCGCGGCTTTTCGATCCGGTCGTTGACCAGCAGGAGCCGGAACACAAAGTCCCGGTCTTCGCCGCCCCATCCTGCAAAATTCTCATCGAAGGCGCCGACGTAAAGGGCGGTTTTGCGTCTGACGGCGATGACGGAACTTGCGGGAGCGTAGTGTTGCATTGACGAATTGGCATCGTGGCCTCGCGGATCTTCCAGCAGCGCGCCGGTAAGAGCCCGCTCGTACTCGGCATCCATGCCGTTGTTGAAGACGCGCTCGGACTGCGAGGCGGAAAGATAAACGGCCGGGACAGTCAGGAAATTGAAGGGGGTTTCGTCTAGCAGCCCCAGTTCTCGGATCATGCACTGGTAGAAATCGGACTTATAGGCAAGGTCGATATCTTCGAAGCAAACCCACTCGGTTTTCGAGGCGTCGATGCCTACGTTCCGAGCGCGGGAAAGGGAGAAAGGCTCCTCCGCTGTATCCAGGCGGATGAACTCATAGCCGCGAGGCTCGCAAAACGCGCGGATATCCTCGGCGACCGTGACCGGGCTTCCGTCGTCAACGATGATCGTGTGAACGCTCTGCAGATCGAGGGCATCCCTCAGTTCAAGACGCCTTCTGTAATCGGAAAAGTCATCCGTTCTGATGGAAATGATCAGCGTAATCGCGTTCATTTGCGGAGCGGCCCTCGTTGTGGAAGGCGTCCCCGATATCAGCGCTGGCAGGAGGTTTCAACCTTCAGTTTCGACTGGCTGCCATGATTTGAATTCGCGCCCCGCCATCGAGCGGGGTTTTTCTTTGCCCAATCTCCAAACATTCGAGGTGACCATGGCCCTTGCGCCCGTCCCAGACGACGCGTTGCAGGAAACAGTTTCGCTGTATCTGGCAAACGGCAACAACCAACAGAAAACGGCGGACGCGCTAGGACTGGCGCGTTCTACAGTGCAAAACAGGCTCACACAGGCGGCAAGAAAGGGGCTTCTCCCGCCAGCAGTGCCGGCTATGCCGGGATTTGAGGTCACCCGCCTCCAGACTGGCCCACGCGGCACGACGATTGAGCAGCGCCCGGAGAAGGGCGAAGTCTTCGAAATGCCGGAAGGCCACCGCATCAAGGGCGTCTCCGCCTTCATCGATCCTGACGGCCGGTTGCGTGGCCAGTGGGTGAAAACGAAGGAGAACGAGCTAGACCCGCAAACCATCGCAGATTTCTTCAAGGGCGCCTTTCAAGATTACGAGGCCCCGAGCCGTCCGACCATCGCAGCCCCCGACAGCTTCGACGGGGATCTGCTGACGCTCATTCCCTGCAATGACTGGCACATCAATCTCCAGGTATGGGGCAAGGAGGCAAGCGAGAACTGGGATCTGAAGATTGCCGAGGACACGATCGGAACAGGCATTGAGGACGCCATCGAGCGCTCGCCATCCGCAGGGGTCGCCATTGTTCTCGGAGGAGGCGACCTTCTCCATGCCGACAACAACGAGAACCGGACAGCCAAATCAGGCAACGTCCTGCAGGCAGACCAGCGGCACCAGAAGGGGCTCGAAGTCGCCATACGGCTGAAGGTCCGCACGGTTGATGCGGCGCTGAAGAAGAATGCCCGGGTTATCGTCCGGATCCTCCCGGGCAACCACGATGAATATTCGGCCATCGCGGTCGCTTATTTCCTGCTCGCCTATTACCGCAACGAGCCGCGGGTGACCGTCGATGTCGATCCGTCACTCTTCTTCTGGTACGTGCACGGCAAGGTGATGCTGGGCGGAACGCACGGCCACACCGTCAAGCTGCAGGATATGGCCTCGATCATGGCCCACCGCCGCGCGGAAGACTGGGGCAAGACGAAGTTCCGGTACATCCACGGCTTCCACGTTCATCACAAGCAGAAGTTCGTCACGGAAGGCGAGGGTGTCGTGATGGAGAGCCATCAAGCGCCGATCCCGATGGATGCCTGGCACTATGGCGCCGGCTTCAACTCCGGGCGCTCCCTCCAGACAATCACTTATCATGCGGAGTTTGGCGAAATCAGCCGAGTACGCCGCGCAATCCTTGAGGCCGCGTAATGGAACAAGCCAAGCAATTGAACACCCGTCTTCATATTCGCGTGAGCAAGGACGGGGCGAATACATTCTATGAGCTGATGGATGGCCCCATGAAGCTCAAAGACGTTTCCAAGGCCGACATCGTAGAGATGCTGATGCAGTTCGCATCGAGCCTCCGCCACTAACCTCCTCAAAATCAGGAAATTCCATGAAACGCTCCGAGTTTTTCTCGGCGGCGCGCTCTGGCGTGTTCGCCGGCAAGCTGTCTCAGCCTCAGGTGGACGGCCTCGATGCCATCCTGGACGAGGCAGAGAAGCGCGGCACCCCCATTCAGCACCTCGCCTATATCCTCGCCTCTGCGCACCATGAGACGGGCGGACGGTTTCAGCCGATCGAGGAATACATGTTCTACTCGGCCAAGCGCCTGACGCAGGTATGGCCGAAGCGTTTTCCGACAATCGCCGCAGCTCAGCCCTACGCGAACAATTCCAAGGGCCTCGCGAACAAGGTCTACGGCGGCCGGATGGGGAATGCCTTAAACGAGGGCTGGACCTACCGCGGGCGCGGACTGATCCAGATCACCGGCAAGGACAATTACGCCAAGTTCGGCATTGCGACCGTTCCCGACAAGGCTCTGCAGATGCCAACCTCCGTCATGATCCTGTTCAACGGGATGGAGAGGGGACTTTTCACCGGCAAAAAGCTCTCCGACTACCTCAACGACAAGAAGACCGATTATACCGCCGCCCGCGCCATCGTGAACGGCGACACGAAGACGAACGGCGCCAAGATAGCCGCGACTGCCAAAGCGTTTGAGAAGGCGCTCAGGCTGTCCGGATACAACGGCACGCCATTCCTAGACCATGTCCCCGTCACGCCAGAACCAGGGCCCGCATCCAAGGCTCGCGGCATTGCCGCCTTGATAGCTGCTGCTCTGCTCGCTGCAGGTGCATGGCTCGCGTCTATCCCCTGCAACCTCTTCGGAGTGTTCTGCCAATGACCGTCGCTGTCCTCTCTCGTATCGCGCTGCGATACATCTCCGGATACCTCGTCTTCAAAGGCCTCGTTCCGCAAGAGATTGCTGACATGATCGCGAATGATCCCGAGTTGGCCGCTAGTCTCGGCGTTGCGATCATGGTCGTAGCCGAGGGCGCTTACGCGCTGGCGAAACGCCTCGGCTGGAGCACCTGACATGCTCCTCGCCCTCTTCGCCCGCATCAAGGGGTATGCCGCCGCTGCGATCGGCGCCGCGATATTCCTGACCTTCGCCTATTTCCGTGCCCGCCAGGACGGGAAGAACGCCGCCATGCTGGAGCAAGCCAAAAAGCGCGCCGAGGCAATCAAGCAGAAAAAGGAAACCGACGATGAAGTGGATCGCATGGGCACTGATCGCCGTCGCGATGAGCTTGGCCGCTGGATGCGCGACAAGTAGCGGCGACTTCTGCCAAATCGCCAGCCCAATTCGCCCGTCTGTCAAGGACAATCTGACGGACGGAACTCAATCGCAAATTCTCAAGCTGAACCGCTACGGCGAAAAGGTTTGCAAGTGGAAACCGTGAAAGGACCGTGCACATGAACCGTGAATTCCTCGCCTGGCTTTCCGTCTTCGCCGGCCTGTTCCTCGCCGCCATCTGCTGGCTGATCGCGTATCCGTCCTATGCGCAGGAACAACAGGTCTGCGGCCCGCGGCGCCAAGTCATCGACAGCCTCAAAAAGCATTACGGCGAGGAGGAACGCTGGTACGGTATCGCGACGAATAAGAAGGCAACCGTCTACCTCCTGCTCGTCAGCAAAAATGGCTCATGGACGATGTTGAGGGTCCATCCCGACGTTGCGTGCGGCGTTGCCTCCGGGACGGACTCCACGCTGATGTTTGGAGAGCCGGCATGAACGTAGAGATAGATACGCGAGACAGGGTTGTGAGAATGGAAGTCGAGCTGAAGGCGCTGAAAGAAGACGTAGACAAAATGGGCGCCAAGGTTGACGAGATACACACTCTGTTGACCGAGGCGAGGGGCGCACAGAAGGCGGTGAGGTTCCTCATCTGGCTTTCCGGAACGTCGGTGTTCGTCTGGGTGATGACCTACTACAAGGCGCTCGTGGCGCTCTTTAAGGGCTAGCCCCGCTCGTCCGAATACCCATCCTTCCCAGGCAGCGGCGAGAACATATAGATCAAATCATTGCAGCCCAGCCCGCAGCTCTCCCACTTGCTCGGCCGTACCCATCGCGGGCACGTCTGGCCGATCAGATCGATGAAGTCCCGTATCGGCATATCGGCGCCGTGCTTCTCTATCAGCCGGGCAACGTTGTACCGCCCCTTGCGGCCGCATGCCGAGCAGTTCAGCACCATGTGCGGGAGAGTGAAGTCGGCGAGGGTTTTCAGCGGCTCGTGCGTGGGCATTTTCGTTTTACACTTGAGGTTCGGCGCATCTGATTCTATTGAGCATTTCTCGGCCTCATTTTACAGGCGAGATTACGCCAGTCGCTTGTTTTTGCTTTAGATCATCTGAGACTCTTAATCAGCGGGTCCACGGTTCGAGCCCGTGATCACCCACCAAAA